CTAAGACAACCGAGTCAGACGAAGGTTTGGCACGCAGCAACTCTTGGAACAGACGCTGCGTTACCTGCGTGTCCTGCACACAGTAGTCCTCCATCTCTTGGCTCCACTCAGACCAATCTGTGGTCTCCCCGAAGTCGCCTTTGTATTCACCCAGGCGATATCCCCATGCCTTGAGGCTGTGGCTGCCAATCAGCTGTCTAGGTAGCTCTGGTCTCTTGTAGTCGTCGTTCTTCGTGTCAGGCCAGACCAACCTAGCCAGCAGCATGGTGTCGCGAATGCACCCTGTCGGCTTCCATTTGTAGAGCTTCTGAATCGCAGGAATGTCAAAGCGCAGGATGTTGTGGCCGACGATGCAGTCTGCGTGCTCGATCGACCGCAGTCCTTCTTCAACGTCTCCGCGCTGACTGTTGTAGACCTTTACGTCGCGACCTGCGCGGACCACTAGGCAGTGAATGACCTTTAGGTCCGACAGGTGGTTCCAGTCCTCAATGCCGTTGGTCTCAATATCGATAATAACTGTCTGCATCCTCTACCTCCTGCGGATCGATTCCGTTCTCACGTAGCCAATCTCTAACGACCGGATCGAGCCTTAGAGCCCGACGTAGTTTCTTGATCGCTCGTTCGTGTGTCCGACGAACTGCTTCGCGGCTGACTCCCCACTGCTCCGCTATCTGATCCAAAGTGAAGGGCGTCCAAGGCTTGGCTAACCCTTTGCCAGTAGACGTCTGTTCCGCCTTTTTTGTGTCCTCTAGGTCCACCATTGTGAATGCGCGCTAGTGTCTCAGCGTGGTCGTCAGGTGCATAGCGGTCCCAATACGCCATCATGATCCGCTCTGCGTAAGCTGCACCCCTCACATCATCGTAGCGTCCGCCTATTTCTGGTGCATGCGTCACAGCATCTAGCCAGTAGGCGCGAGTAATCTGATACGGGCCGAGAGACAGACCGCCGTCACCCACAGCATTGCATGGGTCTGGATGTCCGCCTGTCTCTACTTGTCTGATGGCGCTAAAAAGGGCACGCGGCTGCATCATCCACATCCATGCCCTCTCCTTCTGTGAGCCGTCCTGTTTGTGGGTTGTAGTAGACTGTGGTGGCTCGGCCAGTCTCTCCGGTGTAGCGATTCTTGAGGACCCTGACGGTTGTGACGTTGTTGTTGCCCTCGTCGTCCTGCTGATTGCGCTCCAGGCCCAAGACAAGGTCGCTAAGCTGAGCAATAGCGTGACTGCCCCGTAGCTGAGCCAAGCTTGTAAACGCGCCTTCTTCATGTCCGCGTCCCTCCGGACGTCTTAAGTGAGAAACGAGAAACAAGGCGCACTTCAACTCCTCGCACATCGAGCGAAGCTGTGTCATGACCTTGTCAATTTCGCGACGTTCATCGCCGCCCTCCAGTGCCGATACCACGATGCTCAAGTGATCAAGCACCACGTATGGAGCCTGCAGTGACCGCACCATGTAGCGGATCTTGGCAAGCAAGGTGTCGCACGCCATTGACCCAAAGTGATCGTAGAGAACCAATCGGCCATGACCGACTGCTTGGTTAAACGCTTCTTTTAACTCGTCCTCTTTGTAGTCCCAGTGATGCGGCGGGCAGTTCAGTTGCATACCCATAAACCCGCGCACTGTTTTCTCGACGCTCTCCTCCAGCGCGATGTAGCCGACTTTGTGCCCATACTGCATCAGCCAGTAGGCAAACTCGCGGCAGACCAGAGACTTGCCTACACCTGTGCCTGCGCACAGCGTAACTAGTTCGCCCAGTCGGATGCCGTGGCTCAGCTCGTTTAGACCTTGCCATGGGTAGGGCACTGACTGACGTTCGCCCTCAGCGACAACGCGATCCCAAAGATCTTCGCCGCACACTACGCCGTCAGGACGATAGGTCTTGGCTTCGTAGACCGCGCTAATCAGCTGCTTGACGTTGCCGCTGACTAGCAAGTCGTTTGCGTCTTTTTGTGTAGTGCCGCTGACGATGCGGGCTTTGCCAGGTGATAGTAAAAGCGCGCACTCGTTGGCGGCTTCTCGACCGGCCTTGTCGTTGTCAAAGAAGAAGACGACCGTCTCAAATGTTTCCAACCACGTAAGCGAGTTCTTGATCGCCTTGGCCGCGCCTTTCGCGCCAGTAGGCACACTGACAACGGGATACTTGTTGCCAAACGCCTGGCTCACTGACAGGCAATCAATCTCGCCCTCAGTGATCGTGATCATCTTGCCGCCGTCACGAAAAAGGTGCTCCCCGAACAAGCCTTGCAAAACCCCCACAGTCATGAACTGCTTGTCCGGAAAGCGTATTTTCTGTCCTGTCAGCTTGCCGTCAGCGCCACGATACGCAGCAATCTGACAAGCTCGCCCGCGATACTCTCCTACGCGGTAGCCATACTTGGCGCACGTCTCCTCCGACAGCTTGCGCTTGGTAATCGGCGCGACCTCCCCGTCGACAAACCGTGCATCCTTTGTCTGCTCCTGCACTGCTACCGCTCCATCTCCGTTTTCGTGGTAACCACATCCAAAGCACCAAGCATGTCCGTCGCTGTAGCGTGCAAGGTTGTCTCTACTGCCACAGCTGGGGCACGGTTCATGGCGCAAAAATTGTGATGACGATTCGTGGCCCGTCTGCATCCTCAAACTCCTTGCGTCCAGAACACTTGACGATCTGGTCATCATCGCCCCACAACAGACCGTTACAGCTGTCCAGAATGGCCTTCATGTAGTTGTCGATATCGCCGACAGGTGTGTCTCTCTTCGTTGTCTTCGGCTTCTTGCAATAGAAAGCTAGGTGAACCGAGATCGCAGTCTGCAATGGCTCGTCGAGATCCAGCTGAGCCAGCGCATGCTTCGCTGCGCGGCGGAACTTTGTGTATCGCTTGCCGTAGTAAGTCCCGCGCTTAGACACGCGGGGACGGCTTGCAGGCACGGGCTCCACCGGCACCGTGATCTTAGAAATCGAAGTGATCGCCCCGCTCCTTGTCTGGCGTGGCGCTAGCGACTGCTGTCCAGCCTTCTTCTTCTTGAAAGTCGAAGTCGTCTGTGCCGCCTCCCTTGGAGAACTCCACCAAATCGATGACTTGCACTGCTTTCAAACGCAGCGTCATGCCTACGCCCATACTAGCGACATACCAAACGTAGGGCTCGAACCCGCAGCGGATGCTACTGCCGCTGCCGATCTGTGCAGTCACAGGTTTGCGCTTGGCGTCGATCAACAAAACACGGTTGTCGATCTTCTTGTTCTCGTATTCGTAAACGGCCCTGGCCTTAAATTTAAAGTCCACCTTGCCAGTCGCGTTGCCCTGGTCATCTTCATGATCCTTCCACGGCATTGGCGCTAGCTTCAGCTTCTTTTTGCCCTGCTCCTTTGCCTGCTGCTCGTAGCCCAGCTTAAACTTTTCTTTCAACTGGGCCTTAAAGGCAGCCGCTTCTTCTGCGTCCAAGCGCAGCTGCACGGTGTAGACCCCGTTGTCGTCAAAGCGGGTGTCAGGCTCGTTTAGCCAAGGCCACACTGCAGTGCCCTTGGGAGATGTCATCTTGGTCCTTGGTAGTGTCATGGTTCCTCCAGTGGATCGGTTTACGCAAAGTAGTAATCGCTTTCCATTACTTTCTTGATGTCTAGATTGCCCATTTTAGGCAGGTCAGGAAGCTCAACGCTGGTCGGCAGTTGCAGCTGGATCTCGTTGCGGAAAAGCTCCATTAGGTTGGGCGTGAACATCTCGACCGTGCATTGCCTGATGGCAGTCGCAAGCATGCCAGAGTGCTTGGCAGTCGTTGCGTAGCTGTCGTGGACCATGGCGAACTGCGACATGCCAGCCTTGGCTGCCAGGTTCACAACGCGCACCTTCAGTGCAGCGTCCAGCGAATGCACGTAGTTAGGACAGATGCCGTTGATGTGCTTGCGCGGCGATGCTTCGCCTCGGCCGTGCTGCATGCGATGTCGCCTTATCTTGTCGCCGATCGATGTCTTGACCTCAAACGAGGCCTGCTTCTCGTAGTTCTGCTTGACGACAAAGCCTGACGGCGTCGTCCATGTTGGGTTGACATCGTGCTTCATGCAAACCCGCGCGACCGAACGCAGCCAGTCCATGCCAACCTGGGCCGACGTGACAACGTCACCGATAGCGTCCCAAATGATGTCACTGAGCCAGATGCACGGCTTAAATACTTCGTCAAACGGGTTCTTTACGCCACGGCGCATCAGCATGTCCTGGAACCACTCGACGGTGTAGTCCTTGCACGACTGTTTCGTAGCGCCGTAAACAAGCACCATTGCCGGGCGTTTCGTGGTTGCGCGTGTGATGCCAAACTCAATCCACTTGCTGGCGTAGACATGATCAGACTGCTGCAGTCGTTGCACGACCTTCTCAGCTACTTGCGCGTAGAGGTCCTGCGGTTCCTTGCTTGGCAGGACGTTAGTGCTCAGTGCTGCCTCTTCGTCGCGCAGGAGCAAGCTGTAGATCTGCAGTCCTTGGTTGCTAGCGTCCTGCGCGACCGGCACACGCGACACGTAGCCAAAGCCGTGCTCTAAAAACTCACCGAGTTCGATCGCTGCGGCTAAAAACTCCCACGGTTCGTCGGCGTCCTTCCATTGTGTGTAGCCGAGCGGGTCTTTCGCGATCTGCTTGAACAGATCCTCGTTCTCCCAGACCCAACCGACTCGGTAGTCGAAGCTCTTCTTGTCGTGGCCCCAGCTGTTGGCAGCTTGCACGGCCAACCAGTTGGCTTCGTTTTGGTTGTCAATGCTGTCGCCTTTTGCAAACCGCAGCAGAGCCTTAGACACGCTAGCTCCTTGGCAGTTCAACGGGCTAGGGATGTCATAGGTACGGCCGCGGAAGTCGCATTGCTTGGGAAACCAGATCGTCTGGTCGCGAAACTTGTTCGCCAGGTGCAGCACCTTGCTGGTCTGCAATCGCTTTGATCTGTCAGCGTTGTTGATGCGGTGTGTTTCTGCGGCAACCCTGCGCCACTGCTTCTGCGCGACAGGGTCTTCCCAGTTCACAGGTCTGTCAGGCAGTTTGTGGTCTTGGTTTGTGGGCAGCCCGCCGATCTGGTGGTTGTGATCGTAGGCATGGCGCACACATTCAAAGATGTCCGTGTTGATGCTCCACGCAGTGTTCTGTTCGTGAGTCAGCGCCTCATACACCTGTGGCATGTCCGCTTCGTTCAGCTGCTGCAGGAACTCCTTGTCAAACGACTTGATCAGCGGACGGCGACGGACCTCGTCACTGTGGTAGCCTCCGATGTATATCGACTGCCATGGCATTGGCTCCACGACCATCGGCATAAACACAGGCGACAAGATCTCATGAAAGCCGTGCGCCTTCTTGATCCAATCGAGCAGGTCGTCTGTCGCCATCACCATCGTGGTGCTGCGCTTGAAGATGGTGTTGACTGTGCGGATCTCGATGAGGCCGGTAGCCTCTTTCATCAACTCGACCAGCACCAACCCGACAGAGCAGGCCACCTTGCCCTTCCATTTAGGCAAGACGATGCCAGCAGCCTTGGCTGACTTATGGATGAACCTACGCTTTTGGACGTAGCCGCCGTGTTTCTTGGTGCGGTTGAAGAGCGACTTCCATAGCTCTGGCTCCTCTTTCTGAATGCGACGAAAGCGGTCTTCGTCTTCCAGGTATTGACCCAGACGCACACTGATCGCAGTCAGAGACCGTCGCATTGAGATGCCATCGAGCACCGTTCGCGCAGTCAGTGCAGCTACTAGGTCAGACGGAAGACGCTCGATAAACTCAAGAGATGCATGCTTACGGCCAGGACCAGTGCGCGCGGTCTTGCACCATGCATCCACGGCTTTCTGTATTTTAACGATGGACTCGCCCAGCAGCCGTTTGGCAACTGGCGCGTAGGTCTCCATCTCCGAATCACGATTGCGGTTGACCTTTGACCAGTAGCGGTCACGGCCCTCCTTAATCATCTCGGCGTCTAACTGTTCTTGCCTCACCGCGCAAATCCCCCGGTGGCGACACATAAAATGCCACACCACCATCCGAGCCCCTAACCAACCCGCCTGTGGATTTCTAATTTACCGCGCTGAGTAGACTATGCCTGTGCGATGTATCCACTGTGAGATACGACACACAGACATTTTAAGTCTAATCGGCATGGTGCGAGCGACGGGACTTGAACCCGTAAGACCTTGCGGTCGCAAGATTTTAAGTCTTGTGTGTTTGCCAATTTCACCACGCTCGCTTTAGAAATGCCACAGGAGGACGCCACAGTCTAAGCCGGTAGACTGTATATATTAGAATGTCCACTGTCGAGGAGTCCGATCACAGACTCCAGGTCTTGTGGGCCTAGGTGCGTGTAACGCATGGTCATGCCGATGGTCTTATGACCAGCCAGCTTCTGGACCTGCGCGATCGGCGCACCACGTTGGACCAGGTTGGTGATGAACGTATGTCTGCACGTATGCAAGACCGCCTGCTCATCATTGATCCAGCCCAGCTGATAACGAACCTGCTTCCAGATCCGGTTGAGCTTCTCGTAGTCCGTCCAACCAAAGATGGTGGTTTGACCGTCACACATCTTGTTTAGTTCGCCATGAATGATGGCACGGACTGCAGACGTCATGGGCACTGACCGAGCCCATTGCGACTTGTTGATGTCCACGACCAGCAGATTGTTCTGCACGTCAACCGGCTCAAGCTTGAACAGTTCACCGCAACGGAAACCTGTCTCCATCAAGACTTGGATCAGACCCACATACCGTGAGTGACCCAGGTGATGCAGCATCCCGTAGATGCGCTGCTTCTCGTCGTCGGTATACCAGCGCAGCCTAGCTTGCGGCTCCTTCTCTCGCGTGAGCTTTGGCTTGTGCGTGATGATCTGCAAGTCCAGCGCCTTGGTCAGCATCTTCGACAAGCAGGCCAGCTTGCGGTTCACGGTCGCGTTGCTGTTACCCTTCTGCTTCCAATGCAGCTTGGCGTTGTCGATCATGACAACATCAACATCGGTGACCCACGTGCGAGCACCGAGTGCTTCGATGACTTGCTTAATGTTTATCTGGGCTTTCTCGTCAGACGGTGTGCCCGCCCACTCGGTTTGATACACATACCAAGCGAGGTCCTGCACAGTCCGTGGACGATCTGGGCGTGAGCGTTGCGCCGTGCCCATGTCGGGCTGACGCCCGGCCACAAGATCAGCCTTGGCTTGCGCTTCCCAAACCTTGGCCTCGTTGTGGTCTTTGAAGGAGCGTCTATACCGCTCCCTTTGGTGGTGAATGGTGACCTGGAAAGAGTCACCCCGCAGAGCAATTGGCATCCTTTACCCTTTCAGCAGTTGGTTGATAAACCGTTTCCCTTGCGAGGTCAGAGAAACAAGTTTGATGCGCCTGTCAGAGACATCCTCGCGCGCCTGTAGAAGATTAAGACCAGGAGAACCTTTGCGACTCACCGCGCCGAGCAGCGCTACGTTGCGGCTAGTTGAAGACTGAGCCAGGCCTACACGCTCAGAGATCTCGCGCATGGGCACAGGTTCTGGGTGTGCTGTAGCGACAACCAGTAGGCACATAGCTGTCTGAGCTTGCATCTCAGAGTCGAAGGTTCTCAACAATTCGATCGCGTTGGAGATCGTCTTGAGCTTCGAAGCGTCGAAGGACGGCTCTCGGCGTGTAGACAACGTGATAGCGGAAGACATCAAAGCACAACTCCCCTTGTAGCTTGTAGATAGATACATGCCACAGTGGATCGTTTGTGTCAAATGGAAGCAGCGAGACCTGTCCCAAAGGGCCTAATTTACAAAGCATGCTCATATTACCTCCGTGCATGGCACGCTCACCGTATCGCAGCGCAGCATGGAAGTACTATTGACGAATCCGCATAGCTGCTATGCGCGTCAACTATAGTCAAACTGTGGGGCTCGGCTCTGGCTCGGCTTGTGGACTCACAAGTGCCTTCTCGACCTCTTCAACTAACGACGCAAAGTGAGGCTGCG